TTTTAATGAATAGCAAAAGAAACCCCTGTGCAACCCATCAAGGCTGTGCAGGGGTTCTGTTTTACTTATCAGCAATGCAATCCCAGTAGAGATATGCCTTGCCATCTGTGGCATCTGCGTCCTCAAGGAACGCCTTTGCCATGTCAGCGTAGAAGCCCGGAGTGTCAACGGACTGACGCTTTGCAACCTGACAATAATCCGAGTACATCATGTTCATAACCGCCCAGAAATCGTTCGGGTCACAGGTGATGTTGCGCTGTTTCGCAACGTCCTGCGTCTGTTCCAGCGTCCAGTGACAGCCCTTTGTGCCGTCAGCGTTGACCATGCTGTCACACCATTCCTCTGCTTCATCGTGGGTGAGGTGCTGGCGTGGCATCCTGATTGAGCGGCTGTCTGCGCCGCCACGTTCGTACTGTCCAGACCGCTTGTCCCAGTCTCCGTTCTGCGAGAAGCCGATTTGCGGCATCTTGCGCCCATACTCTACGTCAGGGTAGCGGGGGATAGGGTAAGGGTCGATGTAGCGGTTTTCCTCCTGCGGATAGTAGGGATAGCGGTCGTTGCCGCCTTCCAGCTTGCGCAGACGGCGTTCCATCTCACGCTCCCTGCGGTCACGCTCTTCCTCAAGGCGGTCACGCTCCGGCTCACGGTCTTTGTCGTGGTCGCGGAGCATCATCATGCGGCGAAAATTGTTCTTGCCCATAATCTATACCTCCTTAAGAAATGGACGCGGGCGCACCAGCGTGGGAACGGCAGAAGCAGCCAAAATACTTGAACGTGCCTGTGCCAGTGGCAGACGTTGCAACGCGGGTAGCGTAGCGGGTGCGAGTGTGGATGCTTTCAGCGGTTGCCTGAGCGCAGTTGCAGTCGGTCAGAGGGTATGCGGTCGTTCCTGCACCGATGGTAATGACCACAGGAGCGTTGATGGTGGTCGTGTCCGGGATGCTCTGGGCAACTACGATGCAATACTTCTCTCCGTTCTGGTATGCGCCAGCAGGGATGTTGATGGTCAGCGTGTCATTGGCGAACGTCACCGCATCCGAGATGACGAGGTGCGGGCACAGACGGCAGCTTGTTTTGCAAGCCATAATGTTTTCCTCCTATAAAAATCAGGGGCAGAGGTGTCTTGCCCCTGCCCCGATGGTTCACCCGGTGTTATCGGGGAGTGTGTTGGTTAGCAGCAGCCGCAGCAGTTCACGCCCACGTTGGGGTTTGCCACCTGATAAGCGGGAATCGGACGAGGATTGACCCGATTCAGGATGGTATCAGTCTGCTGGGACATCACGGTGGTCAGAAGCGCATTCTGCCGATCCTGAGAAGCGGCAAACTTGAGGTTCTGGTTCTCAGCGGTCAGAGTTGCGATCTTGTCCTGCGTGAAGTAGTCCATCATGCTGCGGAAGTTGGCGTTGCAGTTGTCCACGATGGCGCGGGCATTGTCTGCGATGGCCTGCCGGGTGGCACAGTCTTCCGTTGCGATGGTGTACTTCAGGTCGCCGATCAGCTGCTTGTTCTCGCAGCAGCAAGATGCCAGCTGCGTGGCAAGAGCGGTCTGACCCGCCTGCCGTGCGTTGCCTTCCTGCATGATAGCAAGGCTGATGGCATTGTCGCCGTTGGACACGCTGCGTTCCAGGCCGTTCACCAGCTGTGCGTTCTGGTAGCCAAGCTGACAGATGGCACTGTTCACGCCTGCAAAGCCGTTCGCGATGTTGGTGTTGACGCCGTTGATCTGCACCAGCTGCTCATAGCCCGGCACTTTGACGACGCCATTGGATGCGAGAGATACGCTTAGCTCGATCATAAATTACTCCTTGTTGATGGTAGGCTTCTTTTCTGCCAGTGCCTTTTTCATCATGCTGACAGCCTTTTCAATCACACTGTCCAGCACTTCATCGGTGATGAAAGGCTTCAGCCAGCCCGGCAGGGCGCCGCGCAGCGCAGCAAAGACCTGTGCCTTTTTCTTGGCACCCTGACCGCTGCCCATGATGCTGTCCTCGGCGATGGTCACGAGCTCCAGTGCCCACTGCTTGACGTACTGCTTGTAGCCCAGCCGGATGGCACCAACGGCCAGCGCGGCAAAGCCGATGAGCATCAGTACCAGTGCGATGGGTGCGGGGATAAAGTTAAACATTGCTTCCATGATTTGTTACTCCTTTCAGTAGGTAGTTGTTAATATCGGATTTGCTTTTTTGCATACCTTCGCGATTGTTGCCGGACAGCTGTGAATCCAAAAGATTTTGTACGCCAACGAGTACGAGGCGCATTTCTTCATCGAGGCCGTCAAATCGCGTCATGTCGCGTCTAAGGGCTGCGGCGTGCTGCGTGGAAACAGTTTCTACCGCAGCCAGTCGCTTTTCAATGGCGTCAATGCGTTTGTTCTGCGCATCGTCGGGGGCCTGTGCCTTTTTGACGTACTTGTGGATGATGTCCAGCACCTTGTCGATCGTGATGGCAGCGGCGCACAGGCTACCCAGAATGCCCAGTACCCACAGGAGAGCTTCTTTTTCGGTCATTTACCCTCCCGGAGACGGGTCAGGCTCTTCTTGCTGATGATACCCGCATAGTCCTTGTATGCGTGGCTCATGTCCACGTTGGTGGTCACACCGGGTACACGGGCCTTGCTGGTATACTGCCACATGCCAAAGGGCCAGCTGGGAGCGGGCTTCCTCGTGCGGTAGGCGGCCAGCCACACGTCGTAGGGCTTCAGCTTTGCACCGCCCATGTAGAGGAAGGTACTGCCAAACCACAGGCCGGTGTAGAGCAGAGCGTACACGCCCCAGCTTTCCACCGTGCTCAGCATGTAAGCTGTCAGGTCGGTCAGCGCGGCCTTGCCCAGCGGCTTCTGTACTTCGTCCTCGATGTCCACGGCCACCGGCAGCTCAAAGCTCCGGCCGGTGAGCAGCTTCTTGAAATAGGCCAGCTCCTTGTCGGCCTGCTCCCGGTTGACCGCTTTAAAGTAGCCATACACGCCGCAGGGGATGCCCAGCCGCTTGCACTCGCTGTAATTGCGGGCAAAATGCGGGTCAGTGTAGGGAGCACTGGGCCTGCCCGATGCGCTGTTGCCCATGGCGCGAATCATCACGCCGTCCACCTTGCCGCTTGCCTTGACCTTATCCCAGTTGATCGTGCCCTGATATCGGGACACATCCATGATTTCAGCCATAGCGTCCTCCTTACTGCGTGATTTCCTCAAAGCCGCTCTTGATGAGCAGCGCCTTGACCTTCTCCTTCAGCAGGCGGGGGCAGCGCTCATACAGAGCCTTTGCATCCTCCATAGTCTCAGCAGACATAATTTCCTGTGCCCATAACATTGCCATCATACGTACCAACCTTTCTAATTTTTGTGTGATTTTATGCATAAACAATCTCGCTCATTTCAAGCAAGCATTGCTTGAGCATCTCGTTTTCTTTTTGCAGCGCCGCCACCGTCTCCGGCAGCTTCTCCCGGGCTTCGGCCTTTTTGCGCGCTTCTTCCTGCGCGGCCAGCTCTTCGGCGGTGTAGCGGATGTATTTCTGGATGGGCACCTGTTCCACCCATTCCTCCTGCGCTTGTACGCCGGGGCGGTCAACGATCTTCTGCACGTCCTTGCCACCGTTCGGATACTCGGTCACGGTCTCCCAGTGCCACTGCTCCTCCACGCCCTCTACGGCGGGGTGGATGACTTCTTCAGCGTCAGCTGTCAGATAGCCCAGTGTCAAGTCCGGGTTTTCCACGACCGCACCGTTCTCGTCAATGATTTTCATAAGTCAAAGCCTCCTTTCTCAGGCCACGCGCCGCCAGATGTGCACATAGTAGGCGGCGGGCTGCACGGTGTTACTGCGACCGTAGATAGGATTCGAGCGAGAAGCATTGAAAGAAATATCATATGCTGACCCTTCATATCCAGCATATCCACAAAAAGGAGAGCTAACCTCTGTAACTGCCAAAGCACCTATTGACGATATGGCGTTTTTATTACCGCGAAATGGTGATGTTTTACCGTTATTTGAGGTTTCGCTTAAACTACCTGCAATGTTTGGCAGACCGGCCTCCACGGTGGTGCCCGCTGCGTGGGCGTAGGACGCACCCATCAGTACCCGGTTCTGCGCAATCTCCTGCCATGCACCGCCGAACAGGGCGGCAGGGCTGGTGGGGTCGGTGCTCTGGTAGATGCTGCCCACGGGGTAAGCCGCCAAAGCGCTGTCCGCAGAAAGTGTTCCGTCCGCATCGACCGTCAGACCGCTACCCACCTTCACGCCGCCCAGCGTGGTGGCGGTGGCAACGGGAAGCTTTATGCCTTTCAGCGCATTGCCAACAGCTTTTGCGTCAGCCGGAGCACCCTCGACGCTTAGCGTCTTATCGGTGCTCACGATGGCCGCAGCCCTGTCCGCTTCAGCTTTGGCAGAAGCGGCAGAGTTTCCCGCGTTCGTTGCGTCTACGGATGCTGACTGTGCACTTTGGGCCGCGCTGGTGGCAGCAGAATTTGCGCTAGATGCAGCCGAAACGGCTTCTTCTTTTGCGTTAATCGCTCCCGCAACAGTACTCAGTTCGTTTAAGGTGGCCGCATTGATTGGCGTTCCTTCTTTTACTGGCTCGTCATTTCGGATAAGAGTGACAATTTCGGATGTTCCATCCGACTTTACCATTGTCCATCGACCCGGATATTTCGCCACACGGTCTTCAAAAACCATATTGTCCATCTCCTGTCATGTATTCACCGGAAAACGTAACGTATGTTTTAGCAAGCGTTTCAATGTCGAACAAAATTTGCTCAATTTGATTCATCGTTGAAAAATCGAGTTTGTTCATGCTTTCTGGCGTATCTGCAATAACAGATGGGCCAGAGCATTTAGCGCGAATGGAGTTGATGTTAGAAAGCCAACGTGTTGCATCGGAGATTTTCATATATCCATCGACTGTCCAATCAGTCCGAACAGAAACAGACGCGCCAACAATGGAGCCAAGCTCTTGAATGCCGGATTCTATGCGGTTAAAATCCGTATAGCTTAAAGCGCCCTTCATTCCGGCAAGCCATTCCGATTGTTCGGCTTTTGTCCACGTGCCTGTTCTCGCCTTTGCGGTAATTTCTTTCACGCGGTCAACATCTGATTGCGTGCGGTCTGTAATCCAACGAGCCATAAATTATTCTTCCTCAACTCTGTTTTGATACCCAATAGGCAAATTGCTCGGAACGGTAAACATGTAATGATAGCAATTGCGGCCATCGTTGCCAGAACCGATACAGTCATAAAAAAATAATTCGTCTTCGTCATCATAACTGCCAAGATGTGCTCTGTCCCAATACTTTGAAACAACGATAGAACGATAATAGATATCCCCAACAGAAGGGCCCATGCCCCAATATTCAAGATGGGTAATGGGAGTTCTCGTCCACTGCTGATACGGGCTGTAATTGTCTCCGACGGTAAAAAAAGGATTTCTCAAAAGTTCTTTTGCT